ATCATTGAACATATGAAATTTAATGATGAATTTTTAGAAAAACATTTAGAAGATCCTTTTTTATGGAGTACCTACTTTCACTTTCAAAATGAAATAAATTTTAAATTTTATGAAATGGGTAGAGAGAAAGATTTTGTTTTGTTTAATAATAGTTATACACTTATACTTAAAAACGCAATTCAAAAAAGTATAAATGAAGCTAATGAATATAAAAGGAAAATATTATGAGCCATCAAATTAATTTTACATTTAGAGAATCAGACTGGCGAACACCTACTCATTTTCCAGATTTACGATCTGCAAAAGAAGTTGCGATCGATTTAGAAACAAAGGATCCTAATATTAAAAATCGTGGCCCAGGTTGGCCGTTTATGGATGGAAATATTATTGGAGTGGCTGTAGCGACAGATGGTTTTAAAGGTTATTACCCTATTGCTCATGAAGCAGGTTCAAACATGGATATGAAAATGGTTTTAGACTGGGTGCAAGATATCTGTAATGCCCCTTGTGATAAAATATTTCATAATGCAGCGTATGACGTGGGCTGGTTAAGGGCTCACGGAATACGGATTTATCAAGGAAAGATTATTGATACTATGATTGCTGCAGCTTTAGTAGATGAAAACAGATTTTCTTATTCGTTAAATGCATTATGTTTTGATTGGTTAGGAGAAGTCAAAGCAGAAAAAGAATTAAAAGAAATTGCAGAGGAATGGATGGTCGATGCAAAAGGAGAAATGTATAAGCTCCCAGCACAATTCGTTGGTTATTATGCTGAACAAGACGCAGAACTAACTTTAAAACTTTGGCAACATTTAAAAGTACAAATTGAAAAACAATCTTTGTTTGATATTTTTGATTTAGAATGTGAGGTCTTTAAAGTTATTCATGAAATGAGAGCACACGGTGTACGTGTAAATTTAGAACAAGCACAGAACTTAAAAGATACATTTGTTGAACAAGAAAAACAGTTATTAATGCAAATTAAAAAACTTTGTGGATTAGATGTTGAACTTTGGGCTGCGCGATCTATTGCTAAAGCATTTGATAAATTAAAAATTAAATATCCATTATCTGAAAAAGCAAAAGAACCTAGCTTTACTGCAAACTGGTTATTGAATTGTGAAGCTCCAATTGCTCAATTGATTAGAGAAGCTAGAGAAATTAATAAATTTCATAGTACGTTTATTGATTCTATTTTTAAATATTCTCATAAAGGTAGAATTCATGCCGATATAAATCAATTACGATCCGACAGTGGGGGTACGGTATCCGGTAGACTAAGTTACTCAAATCCTAACTTACAACAGATTCCTGCTAGAAACAAAGACTTTGGTCCTAAAATAAGGGCTCTATTTAAGCCTGACAGAGGTTTTGAGTGGGGTTCATTTGATTATTCACAGCAAGAGCCACGTATGGTGGTACACTATGCTTACAGCATTGGTTTTGAAGGAGCTTATGATTTAATTAAAGCTTACGAAAAAGAAGACACAGACTTTCATCAAACGGTTGCAGACATGGCAGGCATTCCTAGGACACAAGCAAAGACAATTAACTTAGGTATTTTTTATGGTATGGGTGTAAACAAATTAGCAAGAGAGTTAGGAATTGATAAAGACCAAGCGACCGAACTATTAAACCAGTACAATTCAAGAGTTCCTTTTGTAAAACAATTAGCAAGACGTTGTATGGACTCAGCTGAACTCAATGGTTCGATTAGAACAATTCAAGGTCGTCGATGTCGTTTTGATCAGTGGGAACCACAAGCTTGGGGATTACATAAATCTTTACCTTATGATCAAGCGGTTATTAAGTTTGGTAAAAATAATATTAAAAGAGCAGGAACCTATAAAGCTTTGAACCGTTTAATTCAAGGTTCAGCTGCGGATCAAGTTAAAGTTGCAATGGTTGAAGCTTATAAAAAAGGTTTCTTGCCTTTAATTCAAATCCACGATGAATTGTGTTTTAATGTTAGACCTGCAAAAGACGTTCCAGAGATTAAGGAGATTATGGAAAAATGCATTCCAGAATTAAAGGTTCCATCAAAAGTAGATGTTGAAATTGGGAAGAGCTGGGGTGAATGCCAGAAGATTTAAAACGAAAACAATTAAATTTAGGTGAATGTCCTAAGTGTGAAGAATGGACTCATTTTAATTTAATTAAAAAAATTAATAGCACAAAATCTATTGTTGAATGTAGTTTTTGTTTAAACAAAGTAAAACAATTTAAAAATGGAAAAATTTATTACGAAGAAATTTTATCCCACGACATGTTTTAACTGTGAACAATGCAAAAAAAAGATTTCAGTAATTACTGAAAACAAAAAATATTATTGCGGAGAATGTTATTGTTTAATGAAGGGCATACGACCCTATGATCAAATTAATGATTTTAAAGAAAAATAAAAAACTAATGACTAAGCTCTTACTTCGTCACTAGCTATGTCGAATAATCCTCGTTTAGCATCTTCGACACTCTGATCATTGATCTTATTTCTAAGTTCTTTGATCTTGATATCAATCCACTTCATATCAGTTGTTACTCTACCCTGTTGTAACGCCTGTTGAGCCCACTTGGACTCCAGTTGAAGTTTCTCCGATATTAACTGTTGTAACATCATTGACCTCCTCAATAGTTACAAAACAGTAGTCAGGTCTATACATTGGTTCATCATCTGTTTTATCAAATGGATCCCCACGATCTACTGTTTCTGTAAGTCTTTTTTTAGCATCTTCTTCATTTTCGGCCTGGACTACCTTTTCGTAGTACTTTCCAGAGTACCTAATCATAAAAAGATAAGACTTCATATGTATAGATTAATGAATATGGGAGAAAAAGTCAACCTTTATGTACTGGTGAGCTTTTTGCACTCAAACCGAATGGCTAATTCTTCTTTGTTTATGCGGTCTAATCCATAATATTCATCATTTTTTAATCTTTTTAAACTTTCTTGAGATAAGGCATAACCTGCAATTGCACAGTCATAATGGGTTGTGAATTGATATCCAGGGATGTACGGGTCAATACATTTACCAGTAATCATACTGCAAAGATGAAGAATTAATATAAATTTCATTAAATACCTTACGAGTTATTTTATTGCTTGACAATAGATATAAAAAAAATATTATCATGGGATATGAAGATTAAATTAGTTTCACAAACAAACATGGAACAATCTGTTTCTTCTGAAAGTAAGAAGGATCCTTTGTATTTAGACCCTATGGACACTGAAAAATTTATTGTGGAATGGGATCGTAATGCAAACAAATTAACATTAACTTTAAATCAAATGGAATTAAATCGATTCGTTAAAGGTGATTTAGAAACAATGTTTGATACTCTTTTACAATCAATTAAAGAACAAATGATCAAATGGAGGAATAACTAATGAGTCTAAGAGAAACAACGTGGAAAGATGTAGAAGAAGCAATGAAGTTTGCAATTAACGAAATTGAAAAGCTTAAAAAAGAAAATACTTCTTTAAAAGCAGCTTTAGCGTTACAGCCACCACTATTATTAACAAATGAGGTAAAAGATGGACATCAACAAATGGAAGTCAATAGCAGTAAGAATTGACGATTACAAAATTCTTAAAGCACTGGGAGTTAAGGATGAACGCAAACCCGTCGAATTAATCGCGATTATGACCAGAAAAGAGATTGAAAGACGGGCAAAAGACAAAAATCTATCGGTAGATAAATACTTAAAAAAACTGATGGATGATGCTAAAAAACCCGATGAGTACAAAAAAGCACTCAACGGGATCTCTAAAAAATAAAACTTGTCAACTCATCTATTTTCTAGTATTAATTGATCAAAGCGTAATCACGCGGTCAAATAATTTTTCAATTAAATTTAGAGGATAGATGAGTATTAAAAAAGAGCTGAAAGAGGCTATCGAGATTATAGCCAGTAAAACAACCCCGACTGAGTTTGATAAAATCAAACAGGTTATGTTTGGTTTATATTCTGGATGCACCTTTGGATTGCCTGAACAAGGAATCGAATTTCTCATTACAATGGACTCTGAATACAAACGAGCACGTAAACGTACGATCAAAAGTACGGTATTGCGTTTAGTTAAATAATCTCAAAAATGAGTGGCCAGTTTTCCACACTTTCGAACTACCAATCGATCTTCCCCTGGTCACTCATTTTAAGGAGCTATAATGGATTATTTAAAAAACGAAAAAGATCCAGAAGAACTTCAACCTGAAGTTAAACTTTGGCGCGCAGTTTTATCAAAAGCTTTTGAAGATGTATTGTATCGAGGACTCGAACGTCCTTTAATCGTTTATAAAAACGAAGCTCACATGTGGTTTGTTGAAAAAAGTGAAGACTTTGATTACGTTTGTTATTGCTCTTTATTTGAACCTGAGTATATTAGTGATAAGTATTTTACAATGCTTGAAAGTGGAAAAATTAAATTTACGAAAAAACAAATTGAGTATTTAAAATGGAGGAAGATTTATGATCAGCGAAGGAATAAAAACAAGTGATAAAGCTTACACTGCAGGGTTCATTGATGGCGAAGGTTATATTGAATCCGTTTGTCGATTAAAGAAAAACGGTCGAGGAGTTGCTTATCCAACGCATACGCATCGAATCGAAGTTTGTAATACGGATTTCGGAATCTTACAACGACTTCATCAAACCTTTGGACTTGGTACGTTAATTGAAAGACCCCCACGAGTTACGGTTAACGGGAAACTATCAAAGCCTCAATTAATGTGGAATATTCGTGGAAGCAAAGCTTATGAATTACTTAAAATGATTTTGCCTTACATGAAACAACAAAGTAAAATTATTACAGCAAATAAAATTATAAAATATTTCGATGAGAAAACTAAAAATTCTTGATTTGTTTTCTGGGATTGGAGGATTTAGCCTCGGATTTGAAAACACAGGATTGTATGAAACCGTAGCATTTTGTGAAGTAGATGAATATTGCAAACAGTTGCTGCAAAAACATTGGAAAGGTGTTAAGATATATAATGACATTAAAAACCTCAAAGGGAAAGATCTTGAAGAAGCACATGGAAGAATTGATATTGTCTGCGGTGGTTTCCCCTGCCAGCCGTACAGTGTTGCCGGAAAACAAAAAGGAACCAATGACGATCGATATCTCTGGCCAGAAATGTTTCGAGTTATTACCGAAGTGCAACCAAGGTGGGTTGTTGCAGAGAATGTGCGAGGAATTGTTAACATCCAAGACGGCGTGGTCTTCGAACGTGTGTGCTCTGATTTGGAGAACCAAGGCTACCAAGTACAACCGTTTAATATTCCAGCTGCGGGCGTCGGTGCACCCCACCAAAGGGAAAGAATCTGGATTGTGGGCCACTCCAAACACTATGGATCACTTGCCTCCGAGATCAAAGGAAGGCACACTCAAAATGATGCACGGTCAACGGAAGGGGAGAACCAGACCATCGAATCTGAGAGAACAAGTAGACCCAGAGACAATGAAGTTATGGAGAACACCAACAACAATGGACACGAAAGAGGACTCATTGAAACACGCAACCAAATTAGTCCAAGGGAAAAATCTCAGATCAACGGGAGCGAGAATACAGATATCTCTAGCGGACGAAGTAATGGTCGAAGAGATAATGAACAATCCCGAATTGATGGAAAAATACAAGGACTACGAAATGGTAACGAGAAAGAATTTACCAAAACAACAGGAATTCGTAAACTACATGAGAGAGCAGACGTCAGTCAAAGAGTTACACGAAAAAACTGGAATCAAGAAGACGACAGTCGAACACTGGTTCAGGAGGGACAAAGCAGGATTCAGTCATCCATCAATAGAAGATTGGAACAAAATCAAAAAGCATCTGAAGACAATCAAATACGACGACTTGATGACAACACTTCACTCAATAGAATGGAAACAAGAGATAAAACTGTGGAGAACACCAGACGCACATTGCGACAGGGGGCCAGCATCGGAGGAGAGAATGAAAATGAAATTAGAGAAGAAGATGCCAATAAGCTTGAACGATCAGGTGAGACACCAGCAAGTGTTATGGCCAACACCGAGAGCATCGGGTCAAGAGAATCCAGAGAGTTTGATCAAACGCAAGGGAGTGCAGATGGTGCCCATTCCAACATCGAGGGATCACAAAGATTCGGGTTTGAACACGAATTATCAGAAGGCGAAAGAGAAACACCGATTAGCTGGCCACGCAGGTGGGAGTTTGAACCCGACGTGGGTCGAGTGGCTAATGGGGTACAAGGCCGGGTACACCGACTTAAAGCATTGGGAAATTCTATCGTCCCGCAAATCGCAGAAGAAATCGCAAGAGCAATAGGAAAAGCAGAATATGAGAAAAACTAAAGACTTAAAAGCAACATTAAAAATTGGAAATTTTTTAGAACGTGTTGAATACATCAAAGAAAAACAAAAAGTTTTAGATTTTTATTTAGAACAACATCAAATAGAACCTACAGGTGGTTGTTATTATTCTCAATTCACAGCGGACTTAACAAAAGAACTTATGGATCATTTAAAATCTTTTAAACCAGATTTACGTAATGAAACAGAAGTTAGATTTTATTATAACAATGCAAAGTTTTTAAAACGATTGCAAAAACTTGATATTCAATATAGAAACAATATTAAAAAAGATGCTAACTGAAGAAAACAAATTTCAAGGTGAACCGGCAATGCGAATATTGTCGTTAGGGGCAGGTGTGCAAAGTTCTACGATGGCATTGATGGCAGAAGAGGGTGCCTTTGGCGTTAAACCCGATGCAGCTATTTTTGCCGACACAGGTTGGGAACCTAAACCAGTAATCGAACATTTAAATTGGTTGAAGAAACAATTATCGTATCCTGTTTACATTTGTAGCAAAGGCAACATTCGAGAAGATATTCAAAAGGCAATGTCAGCAGATGGTAATCGGTTTGCGTCAGCGCCGTTTTTTACTAAAAATCCTGATACCAATAAAAAAGGCATGTTGCGTAGACAATGCACTAGAGAATATAAAATTACTCCCATTCAAAAACAAACAAGAGAGTTAATGAATGTTGGTTTTAGAAAACGATTTCCAAAAGAAAAATGGGTTGAGATGTGGATTGGAATCTCCATGGATGAGATTATGCGAATGAAACCTGCAAGAATCTGGTGGCAAAAGAATCGTTGGCCATTGATTGAAAAAAAGATGTCAAGAGATGATTGCATGACCTGGTACAATGGTAAAGATTATCGAAGACCTGCAAAGTCTGCTTGTATTGGTTGTCCTTTTCATGATGACAGTTTTTGGGCTGATATGAAAGCTAATCGACCTGAGGAATTTAAAGATGCTTGCGAGATTGATGAAACAATTCGTAAAGGCAATAAAAAAGTTAAAGACCAGTTATATATTCACCGATCCTGTGTTCCACTCAAAGATGCACAATTTAAGGTTAAAGAGGATAACCAACTTGATATGTTTAATCAAGAGTGTGAGGGCCTGTGTGGATTGTAGATGAGGTCTTTTATAGAAGCTGCGATCGATGTTGGTAGCGGTTTACTTCTTTCCACTTTAATTCAATTATACATTTTTCCGTTTTTTGACTTGCACCCAACGATTTTTGAAAGCTTTCAAATCGCAATAATTTTTACAATTGTTTCTTTGTTTCGTTCTTGGTTATGGAGATTGTTATTTAAACGATTTTAGGTGAGGAGCTCACCTTGAAAGTCAGCTCCCCACTCAATGAAGGAAAATTCACTGTTTATAGAAATACAAATAAAAGATAAACAGTTTGTTGATTGTAATCTAAAATACTGGTTCCCGCAATAAGGACAAAGAAGCACGGTTAACGGGGGCCGGAGCCCCTGTTCTAGGTCATATTGATCTTTTGTTTTTAAAGAGAAAGTTTTTATGAAATAAAAACTAAATTTAATTTAACATAAAAAATATTGTTTGACAAATTAATTTATCCCATGTAAATAAGTTGCATGATTATGTTTATTTTAGTTGGACTAGCAGTTTTAATCGCTACACCGATCGCAATCGGTATACTGAAAACTCTGATTGGTCTTCTGGTGTACGGAATATTTTAGTTGTAATTCTGCCACAGTGCGGTCATATTTGGCGGCTATTCTGCGGCGGTTGCCGCATTTCGGCTGCCGTTCCCAGAATTTCAGCCTACTTTCAGCCTACTAGGCTGACAAAATTAACCGCATTCTATAAGGATTATTTAACTTATTCTGGTTTCAGGGTACTTTTTACCTTTTTTTCGTGTTAGAGGTATGTTTACTATATAATACCTTATAGGAAACTGAAAAATTTATACGGTGATAGCCTTCACCGTAAACTTGTGGTAGAGTAGATCCATGAAAAGATTAACTAGATTAGGAGCCAAGCTTACAGCAAAACAAAGAAGTTTTTGTGAGATTTATGTTGCTAATTATCCTGACATGACCAAAACACAAGCTGCTGAACAAGCCGGGTATAGCAAAGCAATTGCTTCTAAAACTGGTTCTAATTTAACTAACCCTGATTTAAATCCCGCTGTAGTTTCTTACATGGAAATTCTTAGAGATCAGAAGTCAGGTTATTTTAAAGATTATTTAAGACATTTAAAAAGATTAGATATTTTATCAAAAAAAGCAGAAAACAAAGGCCAGTATGCTGCAGCAGTAAATGCAGAATTTAGATTAGGGCAAGCTGCAGGATTTTATGTGGATCGAGCTGAAATAAAAGTTGAAGATTTATCAGCAATGAGTAAAGAAGAATTGATTGAACAAATTAAAAAACTTCAAGATGAAATACCACAAGCCAATGTTATCGAAGTCCCAGCAGAAGAAACTCCAGAATCTAAAGACTGAGAGAGAATGGTGGAATTTATTTCACGAAGTACACAATGGACACTTGATGGGTTCATCTGTGGGATCTGTAGAGGTGCAAGTTCATGAAGAAAAAAATAAAAATAGGATACGACGACATAAAAATTTTAAAGGTGGATTTCACTCCTCAAAAATTAAATGAGGCATTAGGAGAATTTAAAGCTTCTTCTTCAGTTATTGAAATTGCAAGAGGAATGACTCCAAGACAAGAGGCCAATACCCTTTTACATGAAGTTTTACATGGTTGTGTATATCAAACTGGGCTAAATTCTGATGGGGGAGCCTTATCTAGAGATGATACTGAAGAACAAACTGTAAATGCACTTGCTAATTCTTTCTCGCAAGTTATAAGAGATAATAAGTGGTTTTTACCATACCTACAAAATGCTATTTTAGGGGGACTTGATGGCACTGAAAAAAGCCGAATCAAAACTGTATCAAAGAATAAAAAAACACATAAAAGACGCGCACTTTCAAAGAATAGAAACAAGTACACTTCAAGGAGTTCCTGATATAAATTACTGTATTGATGGCGTTGAAGGATGGATCGAATTAAAGGTAAATCGAGGTAAACTAACTCGCTTCCAGAAGGTCTGGATTTATACCAGATTGAAACATCACGGGCGTGTTTTTATCTTGATTTCCGTACCCAAGGAGAGAGCACTGAAACTTTTCAAACCGGGACTCGCAACCCGTGACCCTCTTGCCGATCCACCGATTCGCGTATTACGGGAGCCGATCAACTGGCAAAATTTAAAAAATTTTTTAAAAAATTTATAAAATAATTGTTGACATTAAATCCCATGATGATAAAAGGATAATTGGTAGTTCGATTTAAAACTTTTTTATAGCTCCTGTTTTTTATCGACTACGAACGGGTCGACGGTCGACTTTTGACCGAGTTAACCGTCGATGCCATCCCTGACCACTAGCGTGGGTATACACACGAGACGCTCAGGTGGTTCTAGTGGTCTGGGATCCGGGTAACTCTATCCTATCGGTAAATGTTGTTGCCCGGGTCAACTT